ATGGCTAAAGAATCGAATAAATTAGATGCTAAAACAGTTAAAAATCTGACTGCAGACCCTAATCAAGATAAAAAATATTCTGATGGTGGTGGCTTATATTTACTGGTAAAGAGGAATGGATCTAAATATTGGCGAATGAACTATCGTCACCCAATCAGTAAAAAACAAAATACTTTAGCTTTGGGCACATTTGAGCAGCTCAGTCTCCAGCAAGCTAGACTCAAGCGAGAATATGCCAAACAGTTACTATTACAAGGCATCGACCCTGCTACAGAAAGAAATCAGAATAGGAATGAAAAAAAGGCAATTTTTGAAAATACCTTTGATAAATTTTGTAAGGAATGGCTAAGAAACAGAGAACTTGAAAATAAGGTGGATAGCGAAACTATTCGTAAACTGAATAAAGATATTTTGCCATTTATTGGTGATATGCCAGTGGTAAACATGACTGTTGAACAGTTGGAACGTGATGTTACCGATAAAGTTGTTGAACGCGGTGCATTGGAATCAGCACGGCGTATTAAATCCATCATGGCAATGGTTTTAAAATTAGCAGTGAAGAAGCGAATTATCACTTATAACCCAGCATATGATATTACTCTGCCCCAACCGATTAAAGGCAATCACAATGCCGTCACCGATGAAAAAGAGCTAGCTGAGTTATTACGCAAGATGTGGCGATTCACAAAAGATAATCCACGAAACCGGCTCACAACAGAGTTGGCTATGAAATTGTCAGTTTATATTTTCCAGCGCCCCAATGAAATACGCGGTTTATTGTGGAAATCGGTAGACTTTGAAAGACGACAGCTCTCATTTTTTGCTAGTAAAACCCACCAAGAACATATAGTTCCACTTTCCAGACAAACGTTCGATATTTTAAAAGAGTTACAGGACCTACGTACGAATTCACCCTTTGTATTCCCTAGCGTTAAAACAGGTAGTGAATGTATGAGTGAGGATACTATCCGACAGGGTTTGATCCGTATTGGTTTTAAAGGCAAACATACAGCACACGGTTTTAGAGCAACAGCGAGGACAATCCTTGATGAAGAGCTCGAATATCGGACAGATATTATCGAACATCAATTGGCACACGCCGTAAAAGACCCAAATGGTACTGCATATAACCGAACTGCTTTTTTAAGACGTAGACGCGAGCTCATGCAGTTATGGGCTGACTATTTAGATACCTTACGGCAAGGCGGTGATGTTTCTCAATTCAAACCAAAAAATGATGATAACAATATCATTTTATTCAACAAAACCACTGCTTAAAGTAGTACCAATCTCTGCAATATATCTCAGTAATAAATTATAATTTAATACGTTAAGCCTAGCTCGACGGGGCGAAAGTCAAATACCCAATTTGATTGGCTTAACTTAATACCTGGGTGCTCTGGGAGGCAAGAATGCAAGAAATATTTTCTCTACAGGAGATTATAGCAATTTCCGAAAACAAACTAAGCCCTAACAAAATTAAGTACCACTGTAGAAAAGATGAGCTACATCCTTGTATATATTTTGAAGGAAATATTGTTTGCATTGAGGAAGAGCGTTTTCAACCAAGTATAGACTCCAAAAGTCCTGTTGCTCATATTGAGCATATAAGCTGGTCAATGCAATTTAAAGGCTATGTTCATGCTTCAAATTTTATAAATTATATTGACCACCCAGACCCAAGAGCGGGCGATGTTTTTTTTAATATTGATAAAATAGTTGAGTTTATTACTCAGCCTACCACATATGCACCATTGCTACCGCTTTCGAGTGATCAATATCTTAGAGCGTTCCCAAGAATGATGGATGATGATATACAAGAAAAGAAATGGCTTAATGAGAGTTTAAGTTTTGAAGGAAATCCATTCTTAGCAAATGATATTGTTTTTTCATTAAATGAATTAAAGACCGTCTTCCCTACAATTTTTAAATGTAATGAAGATTCTCAATTAGAGTTAACAAAAACTGATGAAATTAATGATTTAACAAAAAAGTTGCATCAAGCACAAGAGCGAATTAAAGAGCTAGAACAGATCAATATAAGTGAATCTGAGTTCAAAAAAATTTCTACGGTGAACTCTAGATTATTAACCCTTATTGGCGCAATGCTATGTGAAAGTAATAAAAGAGGATTAAGAAGTATCAACCAAGCTGGAATAGTAAGTGAAATAGCAAATATGCAGATACCTAATTTAAGTAAAAGAGTAATAGATGAATTTTTTAGCGAGGCAAATAAGAAATTTAAACCATATAAAACAAACTCTTAGTTAAAAATTAATTGCACATACAATTTCTATTATTGCATATGCAATGACGTAACATCTATATCTAAACAAACTACCTCTAACGCCGTTGCAGTACGGCACATAGTTAGGGGTTTTTTTAATGTCTATACAACAACAATCTACGGCGCCGAAAGGTTTTTATCGCATGTCACAACTTGCAACTACGGCTGCACGTAAAGAACGCAAGTATACTGCTAAAGATGGCACAACTCGGCTCATCAAAGCGCGTCCTGAGCGCCAAGGCATACTCCCAATGGGAGAAACGACTATCTGGGATAAGGTCCGCACTGGCGAGTTCCCTGCTCCCATTAAGCTAACTGAACGCATCACTGCATGGCGCATTGAGGATGTCGAAGCATGGATGGCAGCTAAAGGATTGGAGGCATAAAGATGATGATATCTCGATCCAATCCAGAACACCAACTCATGTCTAGCAAAGAGTTGCTAGAACTTATCAATCAAGTGCGACTAGGCATGGGTGAACCTATGCTCCGTCTAAATAGTTTCAATGCCAAAATTGAGGATGAACTTGATGGAGAGAACTACATAAAAAATGTAGTTCAAAATTTCAACAACACTGAATCAGTTGTATTTCAACTTACACTTGAGCAATGCATGCTGATTGGTATGCGTGAATCTAAAGCAGTTCGTAAAAATGTTTTAGCCACACTAAAACAAAAACAATTACCTTGTTTGCCTCAATCTTTTGCTGAAGCGCTCCAATTAGCAGCAAATCAAGCGAAGAAAATCGAAGAAGATAAACCAAAGGTTGAATACTACGAAAAAATTGTGGTCCGTGACTCATTGCTCAATGCTACTCAAGTCGCTCAGAAAATTGGTTTATCAGCTGTAACTTTAAACAAGCTTTTAGACTCTCTCAAAGTTTATAACCATGGTGTAAAACGTGCACGTGTGTTCCAACAGTGGTTCATCGATAAAGGCTTTGGTGAATTAAAGCAAACTGATCTTGGGTATTCACAGCCAATGTTTACAACAAAAGGAGAAGCTTGGGTAATTCAAAAATTAATAAGTGAAGGAGCTATTTCATGAAATATCCAACTATTTTTAGCCTTGCTCTTTTCAAATTAATTTTATTAATCTATATTGATTGTGTCTGGTGCAAAATCACTAGATTAGCTTTGGTCGGCTATAATTACACAAGCGCATACAGTCCGCTTTGGGCTTTTTTTATGCGTAAAATCTCTATGCTTCTGCATTTCTATGGTGAAGCTGGAGAGGGACATCTTCGGATGTGCGGGTCTCTTGTGTACCTGTCGACCAACCCTTTTCAGCTTTGCCACCCTCATTTGGTCGTGACTGGTAAAGCTCCTAAACAAACACAAGGAGTGCATTCATCATGAACGCTAAAGTACAAATTCAATTTTCAGAACAATCAATTCCTTTTTACAGTGTCGCTGATATTATCAGTGCTTACTCACTTGCATCTGAAGCTGCCACACAACTTCGAACTTTGGCTAACCAGATCAACAAAGCAACGGCTTTCGTTAAAGCATTTGTACAAGAAAATGATAAAGCAGACTCCTCTGCTTTTGCTGAACTAGAAAATCTAATAATAATTTCCCAGCAGCTTGCTAACAGTCAAGCAGACACCTATGGTCTTGAGCTTAATAGACATCAACAAGAACCCGATGATCACTACAATGCGGGTGATCTGTACGATGCGTACTCATTAGCTTATGAAAATACATCATGGCTTGAAACCATGTTTTATGAAGCTAAAGATGAAGTCGAAATAATCAAAGAGGCCATTAAGCAAAATACTCATGGCGCCGTCTTTGCGACTCTTGAACGCCTAATTCATATTGCTGCGTACTGGGCAGAGAGTCATAGCAATACATTCGACATTGAACGCGAAAAGTATGAAGCAGAATGGGAGGCTACTAAAAATGGATAAGCCTTCTAATGCTCCAAAAGAAATTAATCCTGTACCACAAAATTCGCCGCCACAGCCCTTATCAAATACATACGCTGAATCAGTGCGGATGACACCTGAGCGCATCCTTAACGCCGTAATTAAAACAACTCGGCAAGGAGGGTCTAGTGAGCATTGATGCAACACGCTGGGCTTGGACTGCTCCGGTAAATAACTCTTCACAACGCCTCGTTTTACTTTCGCTAGCAGATCGAGCCGGTGAAGAACATACGGCTTGGCCAAGCATAGAGCGCTTGGCCAAAGATACCGCGCTGGACAAAAAAACAGTTCAAAAAGTTATTTTAGAGTTAATCAACTTGGGCCTAGTTGAAGATACAGGTGAACGCACGGGACCTACCAGACGTGTTCGCGTTCTCAAGCTCAACGGCGTAAAGGGTCGCGAGGAATACACTCAAATTCAGAATGATTCTAATACACCCAAAAACGGGAATATTAAACAACCCCAAAAACGGAATGATTCCAAAAATGGTAATGATCCCGAAAATGGTGCTTTGAATAATCCCAAAAACGGGATGTTGAATGATCCCAAAAACGGGGTGCAGAATCTATCAGGGAATCTACCAATGAATCTCTCTCAAGAGCATGACTGGATTCCTGACGTAGATCAGTTGATAACAAAGATAAAGATGGCAGGTCATGGCAACAATATAGACCTAATCTTTGGCCTACCTAGCTTTGAATTCGAGTTGAGTGCATTCAATTCTTATTTTGATAATAGCGGTCTATCTGACAGTAAAAAACTACATAAGTTCACGGCTTGGATCGTAGACAAGTTTGATCGCTACAAAAAGCAGAATCCAGAATATGGCAGTCAGTCTCCGATCGGACAGCAAGCTAATACTGCTCAATCATTTCTTAATTTACCGACCAAGCCTAAGAGCCTATTAGGAGGTCCTCAATGAATACGCCTATTCATAATCTACAAATTGAACAAGCTGTACTTGCAGCACTGATGACTGTTTCAAATTCATATGGCCAAGTTGAGAACCTACTCACTGAAGATGATTTCCATGCTACACGCCACAAATTAATTTTTCAGGCTGTGGTTGATCTGGATTCGAAGAATTCACCATATGACGCTGTATTAGTAAATCAGTGGCTAGAAATGCATGGCTACTCAGAAGCTGCTGGTGGTGAGCAATACATCATGCGGCTTCTAAGTGATGCACCTTCAAGCTTTTATAACCTGATGTCGTATGCTGAGAAACTGAAAGACCTAACCATTTGCAGAAAAGTTGAAGCACAAGCCTATAAAGTCATTCAAAGTGCTCGTAATTTGACTGTAAGTCGTGGTGATTTAGTTTTGAATGCTCAGACAGCCTTTGCGGAAATAAGTACAGAACAAGGTAGTGAAAACCTTTTCCATATCCATGATGCTGCAAACAATACGTTTCTTGAGATGCATCGGAAAATGGAAGCCGCGATTGCTGGTAAAACACTAATTAATGGTATTCAGACTGGAATATATGACCTTGATAACAAGCTTGGTGATGTTGAGCCTGGTTGTCTAATGGTAGTGGCTGCACGTCCAGCAATGGGCAAAACAACGATGCTCCAGCTCATTGCAAATCATGTAGCAGTCATTCAGAAAAAGCCTGTCCTTATAATGTCTGGTGAGATGCCAAAAGAACAAATTGCTATGCGTCTCTGTTGCGCCATTGCACCAGCAGATATTGGGATAGTACGCAACTCTCCTCACCTTTTGCCTAAAGACGAATTTACGGCATATACCAATGCTGTTGTAATGCTTCAAAAAGTACCGATGTATATCAATGATATGTCTCGTCCCTCGATAGCGAATATCAGGGAATCTATCCGTAAAGTAAAACATCAGTACGGTACCGTTGGTGTGGTGCTGGTGGATTACCTTCAGATCATGAAGACTACAAAACAGTTTGCCCGAGAAGATTTAAAAATCGCCTACTTCACTGGTGAACTTAAAGCCATGGCCAAAGAATTTAATTGCGTCATAGTCCTGTTATCTCAGCTCAACCGTGAACTAGAGAAGCGTCCAAACAAACGCCCAATGCTGTCAGATCTACGCGAATCAGGTGCAATTGAACAGGATGCAGACCAAATCATTTTCTTATACAGGGATGAGGTTTATAACAAGGAATCTCAACATATAGGGATTGCTGAGGCCATAGTAGGGAAAAATAGACACGGTGCACCTGGCACTGCATATATGCATGCTCATTTAAAATACTGCCAATTCTCAAATTTGGATGGTAATGCATTAGAACAAATACACGGAGTCTCCTCATAATGTATGTTTATGATTTAAATTTTGACAGTACTGTGCAAGCTGGTGGTTTACCCCAACGCTTTAGAAAACTTAAGAGTGAAAAGAAGATAAAGCAGTTTCTTGTGAAAAGACGTGGATATAAAACGCCTGACTTTGGACGAATGATTTTAGATTTACGTAACCTTGGCTGGTCTCATGAAAAAATATCTTATGTATTAGATGTAAGTCCAAGTGCTATATCGAGTTGGGCAACTGGCAGCATTCCAAACTACGAGCACGGAGATGCTTTCATAGATCTATGGCGAAGTGAAACTGGTATTAGTAGAGAACCACGTGAGGGCGAGTGGCAAACTTATAAATACAAAATTGGACAATTAGAACTAATTTAAGAATTTTAACTAATCCAAATAGCTTATAGATGACTACTCTATAAATTGGTCATCTACAAACTATTTTGTATGAGTAACAACAAACCTTCAATATGAGTAACAGGAATGAAACTACAAGAGTAACAGCCTAAAATATGCGTTTTTTTAAGAGTAACGGTAGGAAAGTATATTTTTTATACTAAAATAATTCATTATTGAACTTTAAATTTCATAGGTTGAAAGTTATCAATATTAACTTTCTTAGCCTTCAATAAATCTTCTCTTTTGCCATCCACGACTAGGACGGCGCGCTTGACCTGAACCGTCCAATTACTGTCAGCGCCACATATAGTTTCTGACTCCACAAAGACTCTGCCAAAAGATTGTCCAGAAAAATTTTGGACATCACCACTGGTAATTACATTCTCAGAAGTCCCCTGTACTCGGCCAGATTTATCCTTTACCACCAAGTCTAAATACAGTTTGTCATTGGTACCTAGAAAATCATGAATTGTCACATCTACTACGGCGGAACAAATCCCTGAATTCACATAGCTGGTCTTAGAATGTTGAAGGGTAATTGGGGTTGCTAACGTAATAGAACTGAATAGAGATATAGTCGCACCCCAACATAAACTTTTTATTTTCATTGCACTAATTCCTAATTATTTAATTCGATCATTTTTTTTGCGAATAACAATGATTCTTCCAGCCCATTTAGATTAATTTTTTCTACTTTGTATTGTGGACCTTCTTTCCAAGAAAAACTCATTACGTTAGCGCCCATCAATTGCCTAATAAAGGTATCTGCTGCTACACCATTAGGTATTGCACTTACAGGGAAGGTTTTAATTTTTTGATTATCAATTTTATAGTTGATTTGAGTGAGTGCTATTTCCTTAGGCTTCTCAAATCTAAAAACAACATCATGCCCATTAGCATCACTACCTATACCAAACTGACCTTGTTGAGTGAAACAGGTGAATATCTGAAGCCCTTTGTCAAACGTGTGCTGACAAGTTGTAAACCAAATATCTTCTTTTTTAGTTGTATCTGGCACGAAGCTAAAGATTATGCTGGGCTGACCTTTTACTTGATCTTCATCGATGAAATAAGCTTGTTTCTTAATTGGATCAATATATTGCTTTTGGTATCCCTCAGGTAATTCAATACCGTGATTTGTCTGCTCTGCATTAGCAGATAGTCCTAAGATAAATAATGTGAAACCCGAGATAATTCTTTTCATTCTTACTATATAGCTTTCTTAAAGTACTACTTAGATAATACAAAAAAGGAGCCGAAGCTCCTAATTTTATTCTGATAAATCCCACCAGTAGCTATTACCCAAGTTCTCAAGCCGCTGCTGTGTTCTTGGTAAATAATCAGGATCAATCATATTTTGCAGTTTTGAATAAAGCATGCGATCAATAATTAATTTACTGTACCAGAGATTCTGTAATGGAATATTACTTTTCAATGTATTTGCCACTTCCATCATCCGGGTAGATTCTTTCCCCTCAATGATGTTGTTACCCATACCGGTTAGCAGCATACCCAACTTCATGCTTTGGCCTAATAATGGGCCACTGATAAAGTCTGATGCACTTCGACCGGTTGGATCTGAAAGTGCAGACATGATGTCCCCCAGGAAGGAAAGCCCGCCACCTTTAAGAAGTGACTTACCAAAGAAATCAATCGTAAATACAGGCTCTGGATTCTTACCATTGGCCAAGTTCTGGGTCTGAACGATCAATGCACCTGCTAAAGTTTGATAAGCCAGTAGCGAAGCTAGGAACGTCACCCGACTCTTAATATCTCCCTGAGCAAAGGCACGATGACCAATACGGAACATATAAGCCAATGGGAAGCCTTTGAACTGGAATAGGGTTCGGCCCAATTCCCCTTGGATAGTTCCGGCTTCACCTAAGTTAATGATGCTACGTTCACGTACACCTGCTTCAATAATAGCGACTGACTCCTCATTAAAGATATGAGTCTGGTATTTCATAGCAGCTTTATACCGGAAGTCAGCCAGTGCATTAGCATTGTCCTGCTTGTCCAGTGGCAAGAACTGCTTAATCACATCATCTGGTGCATTAAAGAAGTCATTCTGCGAAAGTACCGCCGTCCCATCTTCACGCTTACTTGGCTCCAGCTGCTGCCACAACTGCCAGTCACGTTCGGTAATACCGTTCCCCTGCAGGATCTTAAGATCATCTGCACCAAGATCCTTCCAATCCGTTTTACGGGTCATTTCAGCAAGCTTATTCATATGCACCAGATTAAGCGCTCGTTTCGCTCCTGCGGTGACGGCGTTCAGTCCTGATAGTTTCATAGTTGTTGCAGCAAAAGCCTGCATACGTGCATTAAAGCGGCCTGACTTGGTAGCACTACTGACAATATCAGCATCACCGAAACGGGTCATTGAACCGGCCATTTCGTTAATCCCAAGGCCAAACCGCAATGCTTCATCACGTGTGGCACCCTGTTTCAATTGCTTCATGTATTCAGGGAGGATCGATTTGGTATAGGACAGGCCCAGCATATTAGCGACCTTCTTCATACTGGCATGGTCGCCAAAGGTCGTCAGCGTGGTGCCACCTAATTTAGATGCAACCATTAAGGCACGTAATCCACCCATAACGTTACCTAAGGTTGAATCAATCGCCCGGGTATTGGCATCCAGAGTGTTATACATGGACATGGCCCGATGAGCCTGCTTATCAATCTCACCATGTTTCATGCCATTCTGTGGATCTGCTTTCAGTTTGATCTTGGCTTCATCCAATAACGACTCAAATGTATTACGAGGATTGGATCCAAGGTTCTGCATCATGGCCACTTCTGTACTCATGCGGTGAGTATGGTTTTTCAGAATCTCATGAAACCCTGCTTCATCATAAGTTCCATATTTCTTCTGATACGCCAGCCATGCGTCACCATCCTTGAAATGCAAAGCCCTGGACTCTTGGTGACGATTCGCCATCTTGGAGCGACCACCTACAGGCGATGCCCCTGCTTTGGCCTGTTTATTCAGTATCAGTAAGTCTTTGTTAGCGCCGTTGGTTGAGATGGTTTTATAAATCTCCTCAAGCATGGATTTAAGCTCCAGCTCATCCATCAACTCACCAGTCTCTTTGACATACTGATTACGATCTACTCCAGCCAATGCATCGTTCACCCATTCTGATTGATCTGTTAGGGCTACTTTCTTCTGATCATGTGATGTCATAAAGCCAAAGTTATCGAGCTTCTTAATATTCCCACCAGCCCGGTTGAAGGCTAAACGCATTTCCTCCAGGGCTGCACTTACTTCCTTGGCCATCGCCGTAATTTCTGGATTATCAGATTTGCCACCAAACATGACCCGGATAATGTCGTCAGTCATTGCCTTGTTCACTGACATACCAAAGCGCTCTTGTGTCTTGGTAAACACATCGGCAACCAATGACATCCAGCGGCTATGCAATGCTTGAGATTGTTTCTCTATAGACTGGATACCACTCTGATCCGAGAAGTATGCAATCTTCCGCATTAAAGCTTGGACCGGGTTTAATTTAGGATGGTTATAGATTTCGTTCTGTAGCTGAGCCTTGATGATGGCATCCCGGGCAATGTTCTGATTGTTCTTAGCGATCTGGACGGCGAGATCCGTAGCAGTTTTCTGCGCAATCGCTTCAGCACGTTCAGCAGGACTTTTAAACATCCAATCAGGATCTGTTCTGGCCAGAGTATTTTGTGCCCGGATATACAGTGATGAAATACGATTACTATCAGCTGCACTTAATTTTCTTTTACCTAATGCCTTTGCAACTTGTTCTCTACATTCAGCTCTCATGCTGCTTCACTCCCAAATCTTAATGCGCAGCTTGCCAATGCTTTCACTGCCTGAATTTCATCTTTTGCGATTTCTTCTTGCTCTTTGATATAGTCCAATAGATCTCGGGATGACATCGTCACAATTTCCTCATCCCCGTTTTCATCCAGACGCGTAAAGGTCACTTCCATATCGGGATCTGCTTCCAGAATTGAAACTGCTTCCCTGCCGTCTGCCGTGTCAGTGAATGCACCGTATTCCCCTTTACTAGACTTGGTTAAGTCCGGTGCACCATCAACCTTAGATTTACCTGGCTTCCAAAACTCCCGTTCCAATGCCTGAGTAGCTTTATGCTGTACCGCAGTTAATTCAGGACTATCGGCTTTACCATTAGCAGGATGGGCAAATAGGTCATTTCCATTACGTGTAGCCTTTACCGGGCTAATGGTGCCATCTTGATTAACTTGGCGCTGGAATGTCGTATTAGAAGTACTATTGTGTAGCTCTTGAATAACTCCCCCATCATCCATTGACCGCTCTCGTTTAAGGTAGTTTTGCGATCTGGTTGGAGTCCAATTATCTACCCCTGCGATAATTGAGTTTTGCTGAATATTTGAATCTGATGTTCTGGTATTGATATCTAAAGTGTTCGATTCTGGACCTGGAAGAATAACGCGTTGTTGTTCTGGCTCAAGCTGGTAAAGATCAGAGTCCAATGTATCCAAATTACGGTTAGCGCTATTACCGGGACCAGATAAATCGACTTGAGGTTCAACATACGGCGTTCGGTAAGCACCACCTTCAGAATACTGATAATGCGCCGTAGCCTTGAGGTATTCCAGATCCTCCTTGGTCAATGGAGAAGATAGGGCTTCAAACTCTTCCTGGAGTGACTTCACACTATGCTCATCTGCACTGAGTACAAAAGGCATTGCTTCAATTTCAGCATCAGATTGGGACTTGTAAGCAGGTGGCGCAGTTATATCAGACTCAAACTGTGGGAACTCTGATTCGCTCCCTCGGACTTCAGTAGATCTTACTGAAGCATCTGGACTAACATCACTATAAAGACTTGCGATTTCGTTCCAGCGCTTTTCGTATTTGGCCTTTACTTGTCCTACGGTCATACCATTGAATTGATGACTTGAAGTGATACCTTCTGCAATCTGTCTTGCAGTCTTTTTCTGATTGCCTTTACTCCAGCGTGTGGCCACATCAACAAAAAGCTCATTATCCTTAGCCTTTAAAAATGCTGGTCCACCACCCTCACCAAAGAAATGCAGGTAGTAAAGCTCTAGGCCATTCGGATCTCGATTAAAGTGGGTACGAAAAACCTTGGAGTTATGTTCGTAGTAGTTCAGGCCCGCTTTAATTTGATCATTGCCATCAAACTTGTTCTTACCTCCCATACGGGCAAAGGTGCTATCTAATGTTTGGAATAGACCTGTTGCAGATGAAAGCAACTCGCCATCTTTGTTCTTTGGCTGAATCGAAGTACTAAAGGTCCCACCAGTTTCAATATGAGATATCACTAAAGCATTTACCGGATTGATACCTCGCTTAGAGGCCTCTTGAGCAATTGTTTTTGCCCACGGTTTTTTGTCCAACACAGGATTAGTTAAAACATCCGCTATTACTGGCGCTTTATGTTCGTAAGTATTTATAGCGCTTGGTCTTACGATGGCCTTCGGCGTTCCTGTTATTGGTACCAGTGGTGTACTGGTTACGACTGCTTTAGGTGTTCCGGTCACTGGTGCTTTTAAGCTTACTAGCTCATCATTCAGTGCGCTTTCCATGGCACTATCCAATGCATCAAAATGTGAGTTAGCTTCTTTTGCATTAGTTGGACTGAATGGATTCGTGCCCTCTGCATGCTCTATATTGGCCTGGATATGAGCTGCATCATTCATAGTATCTACATTACTATGATCTTTGATCTGATCTGGACGAAGCCTGCCCTTATTCGCCCATAGATTCAGTAGTAAAGCCATTCCGCCATTTGAAGCCAGTGTGCTTGGACTGGTTGCATTTTCCTTTAATGCTTCGCCGTATTGGGCAACCTTTTTATTTTGATGATCTTCAAGGTATGAGCCTTCCAAATAATCACCTGCTGAACCTGCAGCAGTTGCTATAGCAGTTGTTGCTACAGCATCAGCAACGGCAGACTTGGCAACGCCATGCGTAGGAATGGCAAAGCCTAATGCATCCGTTACGCCTTTAATTGCACCAGCCGTTTTAGCGGTGCGGATATCAGCACCCTTATTGATTAAGTCTGATTTTTCAGCCTCATAAGTCTGAAATCCAAATAGCCCAGAATTTAATGCAAGACCTGGCACACCACCTGTACCTAAAGTAGTGAGGGCATTCCATCCTATACGGGCGAAATCTTTGGTTAGACCATAAGTAAACTCACCAGCTCCCCCTAAATCATCAGGCTTAAAGATCTCAAGGTTTTGCGCTCTTAGTGCCGCTGCTTTCCTATCACCACGTATCAAGGCATCTGGTGCAGTAGCTGCCTCAACAGTACCCATGGCAACACCAGAAACAATACCTAAAGCTCCATCACTAAATCCACCACGCTCACTCTTAGGTTTGAAGCGAGGATCATCCTGATTTAACGTTAATTCGTCATCTGCTAAAAAATCCATATCTACCTCATCGAACCGTAAAAGCTAAACGTTTTTGTCTTTTTTTGTCAGTGGCATCCATGATGTATTTGGTGCCATTCTTGAAGTAATAGACGTATGGATTCTTAGGGTCTTGCTCTAAAGGCAGATCCAAAAAGAAGTCTTTGTCAGATCCACCATAGTTACGGGCATTACGAGAGTTAAAGCTCTCCAGCTGCTCACGGAAAGATTTTTCGCCTACAGTATGAGGTCGCAACACTACCGATTTACTTCCGAAGAATCCCCCTGAAGTGAACTTGCCCCCTGTGACATTCTTAGCTGCTTTATTAAAAAGCTCTTCATCAATGGTCTTGTTTAGAATATTTCCCTTTGAATCGGTGACCTTTTCGGATTTCTGAACCAAATAAGCATAGTTGGCTTTTATTGAATCCAGATAGATTTGAAAGTCTGGTTTACCTGGTGAGGTGATACCGGCTAAATACGCTTCTGTATGCTTTGTTAAGCCACTTTCATCGACCTTGACCAACCCCTTTTCAATCAGATCCTGCCCAGTAACGATCTGGCCAGCAATATCTTGCAGACCTCTGTTATTGAGCGAAGCAGATAAACGATATGCACCACTATCACCAGCAATTCCATTAATCATGTCTCTGGATGCATTGGCATTGCCTGCGCTGGATTTATAAAGACTGGTAAGCAAACTTAATTTGTCACCTGGTTTGGCTTTTTCCCAGAACTGCTTTAATTCAGATTGTTGCTGTGTCGAGAATGGATTTAAGGATCCTACCGTGCCATTCAATACGTTATTTGCGTGAATAGATTTAATATTCTTAGACAAAGCTGCAATGGCTTCAGGGTTACCACTTAAAATTGCATTGGTAGGTACTACCGTTAGATCCTGACCTGTCTTAATCGAGTAGGCCAAAGTGGAGTTATTTTTCTCATAATTGAGCATATTCTCATGAGTCTTCGACAGAAGATTCAATTTCCAACTGACATCTTTTGGATTGTCCTGCGCCGTATTTTGAGCTTCTGCCCGTCTCTTGCTCAGATAGGCTTCACGTTCATCTGGTCCTAATCTCATGAACTGTTGAACCTCAACCAAGGCTCCACTGTATTGAATAAACTCAGACTCTTTTTCTGTTCCTTTTACACGTGCCAAACGAGATTTGATGATATCTTCACTTGGGATTAGCCCTGTTTCGATATCTATTTTCATCTCATTAACAGCATCTTTGGCATCATCATCTAATTGTCTTTGATGCAATGCAGCCGCGCGGTTATTCTGGTCAATCTGGGTTAATGCTCTACCACTCCAGTAAACGGCCTGCTCTTGAGTTAAATTAGGATGTTTTGCAATTACAGCTTCAGGAGTCGTTAGTTCAGTTAGCTTTTCATTGTCTGACTTATTACCTAGATAAAATGCAGTGACATCATTGCTAGAACGATTATTTTTATATTCATTAAACGTATCTTGAACCTGAGCCAGCGGTAAGCCTTTGGATTGTGCATACAAAGACAATCCATTCCACACCTCTTTTTCAGAAGCATTAGGATTTTTAAGATAGTTTTCTCGCATGCCTTTGAGCTGGACAATTGCCTGTTGTTGTTCTGATTTCTGTGCAATAGGCAGATACTTCGATGCACTCTGATAAGAATGCTGTTCAAAGTAATTATTAAAGTTTTGCTCAAACTGCTTAGGTACCACATTTTTATACTGCGTCTTTATTGACTCAAGGCTTTCCTGTCTTTGCTTTACGGCATTATCGTAGGTTAATTCCCCACTCTGCATTTTTAGCAGTAAATCATTATCTACAACGCTAATATCAGCACCAATCTTGGATGACTGTAATGCAAAATCAGCTTTTTCTGTTCTATCCTTTTCTTCTCTAAGTTTTTCACTGCGAGCCTCTAGTGCCCCTCCAATAGAACGACCAATTTCAGCTAAGCCCGTATTTGGTGTAAAAGTCTGCATTTGGGCTTGAGCATCAACACGCCCTCTTGAAACTGGAATACGCATTATTTACTTTTCAGCCTGTTTTATTCAATAAGGCTAATTTAAACAATCAGGAACTTCAAAAAAATGAGTAAATTAAAGCTTATCTTTTTCATTTCTCTTTAAAGATTTTTGGAAACTCATTTTTTCTAAGTTAACTATTACTAAACTTAACTTAGCTTTTATTGCCTCAAGTTCTTGATCGAAGTAGTACTTGTTAAGTAACCGCTTATATTTATTTTTTGGGTTCAAGTAGTGCGCCGTAATGATAAAGACATTTGGTGTTGTATTAATTAAGCTAACTGATTTTTTCATGCCTGCATAATGAATACTATTGGGTTTAACCAACCCTAATAATATATAAATTAATTCATCTAAGTTTTTTGCTATCAACTTTAGCTTATCAACGAGACAGTGATCAAAAAGCTGATTAGAATCATGATAGTAAATATCAGTTTGAAACTGACTTATACCTTGTATAACAAGACTACATAACTCTTGCGCTCGCTCCATGGCTAAACCTGTAATTGGTTCACGTAATTTAAATTTAGAAGTCATCTCTTATTCTCAATTAAAGCGAACAATACGTGGAATTTGATCATCAGACTTATTGGTCATAGTTTTCCATAAATCAATAAATAAGTCCCCGTGAACATACTCTGGTATTGAACCATTAGCCCATGCTGAAACAGTACTACCCCCTTGTATATCAAATAAGAATGCAATCTTTTCCCCCGTCAAGTAATGTTCCTCTTTGAGCTCATTCAACATTGAAATATAGTTCGGGGCTGAATATTTTCTAACCTTTTTATTAATAAACAAATTTTCTGGGACAGAGAAACAATAAAGTTCATTAAACATAAAAATTCATCTTATGGTGCTGAATCCATTAAGAGTTAAAAGATGCTATAAAAAAATGGGTAAAATTTAATAAAACGCGCGCGCGCGCGAGGGAGGGAACAAAACTCTATATTCCTAGCTTCTCTCCCCCCTGAGGAGACCTTTATAGTCGTCTATATTTTGAATAGCTACAGCGAAGATGGCCTAATTGAATAGAATTAATAACCAATACTCATATAGCACTCTAATTTTGTGTGTTAGCTATTTTAGGTCTTTCATATACCTTTATCATTTTTCTTATTAGAATCGCTCAGAGAGGAACTGGGTGTGAAATCACCTATAGATTTGCTCTGTTACAGATATTCTGTATTAAGAATACAGCCGCCACCTAAATGACAACGTTAAAACAGTTTAATGAGCACTTTAAAAGTTAAGTTTTTCTTCTCAGAGAAGCTGATGGATTCATTGATAGGTTCATTGATAGATTCTGCATCCCAAAAACGGGTAGATTCAAAATCCCTAAAACGGGATCGTTCAAAATCCCAATATTGGGAATATTACCGTTTTCGGAATGATACCAAAAACGGGCAAATTAAATAGCTTCACACAAACTGAGCTACAGACAGATAGTTTTTTTATGAAAATTATCACCCCCTGACTTGTATTTAATATGATCAACCAATAATCTTGATTTTTATATTTTAGAATCAGGTTACAATGTCCATTCAGTCCATATCCTCAACTATTTCAAGACTTAATAAAGAGCTGGCTGATGTAACTCATAGAATGAGTCTAGAGCAGACAAAAGCAAGTAATGTCACTGCCAAGATTATTCAACTTCAAACATCTATCACAAAGACCACTACAGCTAGCACACTAAAAACCAAGCTTTCTGAAATCAGTAGAAAAGAACTGGAAACTGCACAAATCCAGAAAAAACTTTCAGATCTGCAAAAAAAGAAAACTGATATCCAAAATAAGTTATTAAAAGAAAACCAGAACTTGGCTAGAGCTGAAGCATTAGAACGCAAAAAATTAGAGGCCCTCGCTAAGAAACAACAAAAAGAAGAGATTGAGCATCAAAAAAAACTGAAACGTGAAATAGAAAGTATTAAGGCATCCACCCAGCATATCACTGGTGCCACTGCATCCTCTTATCTCGATGTTACACCAGAACCTGAATATGATTTATTCATATCCCATGCTTCAGAAGATAAAGATGACTTTGTGCGCCCTCTAGCCGAGACATTACAAGGGCTGGGTTTAAAGGTTTGGTATGATGAATTTTCTATGAAAGTTGGAGATAGTCTGCGTCGAAAAATTGATAGTGGTCTAAGGAATTCAAGATATGGAACTGTAGTCCTTTCAGCATACTTCATAAAGAAAGAGTGGACTAACTATGAATTGGATGCATTAGTGGCCAGAGAAATGAATGGTCATAAAATGATATTGCCGATTTGGCATAAGATCACCAAAAGCGATGTAATGAACTACAGTCCAAATCTTGCAGATAAAATTGCCTTAAATACTTCTGTTAGTACTATTGAAGAAATTGCCCATCAATTAGCTGAAGCTATTTTGGAGAAATAATCGCAGATTTCTTATTCAGAACAAGGGAGAAATAGCCATTATTTCTCTCAAAATTTTTGATGCGGTAAACATAACCAACGGATATAAAACAATCACAACTATGAGCATTTGATATCTTTTAGCACCTTTATTTTTCGTAACATTTTCATAATTATTTTTATTGCTTTTATCTTGTTAAAAGGGAAATCTACTTATTAGGATTAAAAAACCAACATAAATTACGATGAATATTGACAGACGAGTTCGAGCAAAAGAATTTATGGGTCTTCTTGCTGTTGGTCGAACCAAGTTTTATACACTGTTAAAGAAAGGCCATATTCCTGAACCAGTTAGAATTACAGAAAAAGATGTTTTCTGGTATGAATCAGTGGTAAAAAAAGAAGTCGAAAAGTTTAAATATAGACGTGAGTAATTTTACTTATGTTTAAGCATAAATATATCATCACTGTAGAATCCGAAACACCGCCTAAAATATGTCTTGGTGATTCAATTCACGGCGCTACAGTTATAGCATTAGAAACTCAGCAATATCCTGATCTTGTAGATTTAGCATGGCTCACTAAACGCTTTCCAATATCTAGAGAAACACTTTCTCAAAAATTAGAATTATTTAATGTAGGTAGTGTAGGGAAAAAGCTTTATGATCCTAATATTGTTATTTCCTTCTTAAAAACAGATATAAAAAATAGAAAAGGTAGACCAAGAAAGAATTAAACAATGAAATTTCAAGATCCAAAGCTTAACACCTACACCATGTTATGTATGAGATATGTCTCACCAGTAGTACATCTAGATACTATAGTTCAGGACTTCTTCACCCATATGGATGTAAAAACAGCACGCAAGAAAGCTAATTTTCATGAATTGCCATTTCCGGCATTCAAACTCGAGCAGTCCGCTAAAGCCCCGTGGATGGTTCGTCTTGAAGATTTTGCTATATACCTCGATCAACAATATGCCCTCTATCGACATGATTATGATGCAATCAATTCGTGAGAAGCTAATTGTTCAATTCTTTACCAAAACATTTTATGGAGTCTACAAGATGCCTCATCCTGCCTAGATCACTTTTTATTTGCTCAATTATCAAATCGCTCTCAAATATTTTATTCAAGATTTTCTCAATATGCTCAGTTCTTAAATTAGGATTACGAATCTGAATAAAGGTATCATCTAAAAACTCCATTCTTTTCTTTAAGACATCAAGGTTTTTAAGTCCTCTGTCCGATAAAACCTCCTCAAAGAATGAATTAATATCTTGATTTAATTCACTACTACTGATGCTAAAATTTTGTCTACACATGAAATATGTATCTACTGAATTTAGGAATTCGTCATGCAAAAGCTGAACTTTACTAGACTCGTCATTTACAGCTTTAATTAGATTCAGTTTTAATTCATAAAACCTCGTTTTCTCTCCTTCTTTTTCTTGTTTATTTGATATTTCAATTTGCTCCAAAAGTTTCTTATACCCTTTATAGGCTAAAAAAAAAGCTAGAATACCAATAACAATCTGAATCTGTCCTGAGTTATTCTCAGCCCATGTTGAAAAACAAGTTAAATAATTCCACATAGAGTTTTATTCTTAAAAAATAATGCTAACTTCATAATAAAATTATTTATTCACTTTTCCAAATCCTCAACCGACCTCTCTACACCACTAACAAGCATGTCTAAAAAAAGTCTATAGAACAATTTTATACTTACAGATTAGCCTTGAATGCTGGAAACATATCTCTTTACTCTAGTACTCAAACATCATTTTTATCTTTGATTTGATAAAAGAATATTTAATTTTTTAAGTCAGGCACGAATGCATGCAATCCGTAGATACAGCATCAATAGGCAATTAACCTCGTATCAATTGTCTTCGTTTTATCGGCATGAGAGGCTTCTCATGTTTATGCTGATACAAGTAATACTTCTATCAAATTAATAAAATACATATCTAATCAATATATGGATATAAGAATCAAGCAATTAAAACCATAAAAACTATATATAAACAATTACTTATATATCAATGAATCCCTTATATCAGTTCTCAGTCAAGCAACGATCAAGCATTTATAAACTTAAAGCCCGATCGATCAAGCAATGATCAAGCAAAACAACCCATAAATATTATTAAATAACAATAACTTACATAAAACACAAATCAGATTAACAACTCTCAGTCAAGCAACGATCAAGCAAATCACAATTAAGCCCAATGAGGTATATAACGCATCGCTTTAGTCCCAGCATCAGAATCATATGGCTTAATCAGATCCGCAGTTAAAGTATCTTTAATAACTCTACTTACCATTGCACTATTCTTAATATCAATGCCAAGTCTTTCCCTAAGAGAAGTGTTATTCATATGCTCTCTATTAACATATCTTAGGCAACAATGCTGATAACAGGCCCTTATTCTGTCTTCTTTATCCATATCGGTGAACGACTTGTATCCAAATAAGACTACTCGAGTATGATGGTCACTTAACTCAAAACTTGGAGCTGGTAATTGATACAACTCTGATTCCGTTATAACTTTATCGATTCCAGTACCACGTTCTTCACAAATATTTATTCTACGCATAAATGAAGCTAAAGCCTCATTCCTACTCTGTGGTGGAGCATCCAAGAATCGTTCTGTTGCAACAAGCGGTATGCCTGGATTAGTAATTTCCATCCTTGATTCAAAAATTTCTATCATGGGCCCTGTACCAGTTATAGAAAAATCTTGATGAATTAAAGCATTTGCAACAAGCTCACGTATAGATAAGTCTGGAAACATAGGAACTTGCTTTCTGAATGCTTTTCCTATTTCTTCATTTTCAGGAAGCAAAGTTTTAATATATTCAATTAGGTTTTCGAATCCAACAGCATAACCTTTAGCACCTTCTATTTCACGAATAGTAGTAACTCTGCTATTACCTTTATAAAGAATAAGACGAACAGCCTTTCTACCTAAATGCTGAAAATTTTTTAATTTTTTTGCAAAAAGTATTGCACCTAAATTAGTTATCCCCCATAAACCATTTGTTCCTTTAGTGATGATCTTATCTGCATCTAAAGCATTGAGAATTGCTGCTTTATTTTCTGGCAAAGGTTGATTCGTAAGTTCAAAATATTGTGGATAATCTATATATTGGAGAACATCATCCGCCACAAGATTTTCTGCAGCAATTTGTTTTTCAAAAGGAACTTTATCAAACACTCTCCATAGCGCACGTTCACGCTCAGAATGGTCTCTCAATTTTTTCTTATACGAACCAATTCTAATGAATTCTGTGCCATCAAATTGTACTGGGGTATTGCTAGCCGCTTGTATTTCCAAAATAACAACTGGCTGATGGTCAGTGGATAAAAACTCATGAAACTGGAAAAATATTTTGGGACTGATTTTTTGTAAAAGCCAACTTTCTAATTCTTGTTGTTTGTGTTGCATTTCACTTGGCTTAAAAGTCGTACCTGTCACTTCATGATTTTCATCATTGACTCCCCAAACAACATAGGCTGATTGTTTACCTATCAAGGCTGCAGAATTCGCCAAAGCAGAAATATATTCACCTATCATTTCCGCTGAATCTTTATTGCTTTTAAATTCAACCCACTCTGTTTCAGCAGGGAGACGGCACAACTCACGTAAAAGACTTTGTAATTGAGTTAATGACAGCTCAGTAGGCATCTAATTATCCCAGAAATTAAAATAATAGTTTAACCTAAAAGAATGACTCAACAGAAGATGCATCTAAGGCATCACAACAACCTATAAGCTCACCAACATAAAAACATGGAAGCAAATACTCGATACGTGCAACTAACAATTAACTTTTTTCACTTGCTGGTACTTATGTTGGTATAATCTTAAAACCAAATTAAATTATTATTTTAAAACAACATTTTAAATCATAATTATGGCAACCTCTCTCACCGCCAAGATTCATTCCCACGTTGTCCTGTGGAATACCAGAAGGCTTAAATCTCAAGGGTTTAAGCTTTTTTTATGTTTCGTAGAATCCTGCCACATCCTAAGTAATCCCCCACAAATAGGGGGACAATTGGGGGATAAATTAGTTATACTATTTTTCGTCCCCCAATTTGTACGGATTCAGCTCAAATGCTTACCGATGCTCAAGTTAGAAAAATAAAACCACTAGAAAAGAAAAAACGTTATTCTGATGAAAAAGGGCTGTACCTAGAGGTGACACCTGCAGGTGGCAGATTCTGGCGTTTAAAATATCGGTTCAATGGCCGTGAAAGCACTTTAACCATTGGAAGCTATCCTGAAATTTCGCTTGCCCAAGCTCGCCGTACACGCGATGAAGCACGTATTCAGCTTTACAGCAACATTGATCCCAATGCTGTAAAAAATGAACGCTTGCAACAAATCAATCAAAACATACTTTTCAAATCTCTTGCTATGGAATGGATGGAAGACCGCAAAGCAGTCATCAAAGAAAATACCTATTTACGTGATTTATCTGTATTTGAAAAAGACCTATTCCCTGCTTTGGGCGAAATGCCTATCGATCAAATCAAAGGTAAAGACGTGCTTGCCTGTGCCAAAAAAATCGAAGAACGGGGCGCACAGGAAATGGCGAAACGTTCAATTCCTTTAGCTGGTCGAATTTTTCGTTTTGCTATCCGTAAGGGCATTATTGAAAATGATCCAACACCTCACCTTCAAGAAGCTTTAAAACCTCGTAAAGTGAAGCATATGGCGCGCTTGGACATTTCTGAGTTCCCACCTTTCCTAGAGCGAATGGATCGCTATCATGGCAATCCAATAATTAAAACAGCGATTCAGCTGATGACTTTAACTTTTGTACGTACAGCTGAACTTAGAATGATGGAATGGGATGAAATCGATTTTGAAACTAAATTGTGGCGAATTCCTGCTGACAAAATGAAAATGGCCCAGCCTCATATTGTTCCTTTATCTAAACAGGCTATCGAATTACTGGAACGGCTACGGCCTCTCACTGGTAACAAGCAATATGTTTTCTATAATCATAGTACGGCCAAGCCTATGAGCAGTAATGCGCTTTTATGCGTGATCCGCACGATGGGCTATAACGGAAAAATGACTGGTCATGGATTCCGTGGTTTAGCTTCAACCACACTACACGAACAAGGCTATATGCATGATGCCATTGAAATTCAGTTAGCTCATAGAGTCGGTAATGCCGTGTCTCAAGCATACAATCACGCTCAGCACCTTGAGTATCGAACCAAGATGATGCAAGGATGGTCAGACTTTATCGATAGTTTACGGAACAAGATTATCCCTTTTCCTAAACGAAAGATTGAGTAAAAGCTCGTGAGATAAACATCAGATTAAAGAATTACGACCGCCTAAATGGAAGCCTTCCTAAAATCAAGACACCTTCCCTCAGTGCATAATATTTTACTTTGCTTCATATTGAAGCAAAGTGAAATAACAAAAGTATATTAGAGCGCTAATAAATTTTCCCTGATATCACTTTTAGAATTAATTTTCAGATTCACCATCACATAACCCCTAACTTCCCATACAGCTCTTTTTTCTCTTTCATACTGCTATCCATCGGGGCTACTCTCAATGCAGCTTTTAAATATGCCGCCGCCCCAGAGTAATCACGCATTTGTTCACACACTAAAACCAGTTGGCTTAATACATGCAACTTCATAGGAGTCACCTGATTGACTTGCTCCAACAATTCTCTAGCTTCAGGATATTTTGCTTCAAGACCAAATATTGAGGACTCTAAATACATGGTCACTGCGTTTTCATCATCTACTTGCTTTCGTTGTAACAACCAAAATTTCGCTTGATTGATATTACGAAGTTGTAGGTTTGCCTTTACAATCAGCTCGAACAGATCGGCAGGTTGAGTTAATTTACCCTCAAGCAAAATCGCTTTGTTGTGCTCAACGACCTTTTCAAAATCAAATAACCGGCTGGCTCGATACAAAGCAATAAGTTGTTGGTGCAAAGCTTGTTGATCTTTACTGCGATTGTACTCTTGAGAGGCTAACTGTGCTGCTTTTTGATAAGACTGGTCAGACATTGCTTCAAGTACGGCACTCGACCAGTCCTGATCAGGCTTTGAGTGAACTACTGGTGCAACAGCGCCAACTTTAAGCTGTTTGCCGCTGGCAGCATCAAATGCTTGCATTAATTCCGAAACTGTTTGATAGCGATGCTCTGGACGCTTTTGTAAACAGGTGAGAACAACTAGCTCCAAGTCAGCATGAATAGAGCTATTAATCTCTGTCGGACGCTTAAAAGGTGCATGGCGTTGTACCTGAGCTGGAGTATCGTGTGGCAGCTTACCCGTTAATAACTGGTATAATAAAACGCCTAAGCTATATATGTCACCCAACAGCAATTCTTCCAAACTGCCTTTGCGGCTATCAACATTGGAAAATTCAGGCGCCGAATACAATACTGTGCCACCATTTTCACGGGTACGTACGTAGATTTCTTCTGGTAGAGCAGAACTGCCAAAATCAGTTAACTTTACCAGATCACACTCACCGACGAGAATGTTATGCGGCTTGATGTCACCGTGCGATATTGGAACAGGTAGTTCAGCCAGATAATGAATGGCACAGAGGACCTGACGATATATTTTGAATAGTCGTTCATAAGTTTGGCCAAAATTACGCTGCCTGTCATCGAGTTTTTGCGCCAGTGTTTGGCTAGGAAAATACTCCATCTCGATATAGAACCATTCATTGTCGATGCGGCCCATATCGAAAATTTGTACGATGTTGTCGTGCGGTTCAACGTTTAAAAGCTCTTTTCCCTCGGCAAGTTGACGATCCTCGCGGGTAATATCTTTAGGAATTTTTACCGCGACAATCTTCCCGTCTTGAAGGCGCTCGGCGCGCCATACCCAACCATGACTGCCATCACCTAGGCATTCAAGTAATAAATATTTATCACCGAGGCGTTTATTTGTCCCTGGCAAAAAATGTGCTGATTTAATATTCACATCAACACCTCATAGTGAACTCTATCTAAAACAATATTATTTAGGTTTTTTATAAATAGGAAACGGCTAAATATCACCTCGACATCTGGTATAGAATGCACCTGCGTACCTGTTGATGATGTAAAGCCCAAACGACAGATTTCTTTAAGTTTCTGTGTGTCGGGAGCGCTTACCAAGCCTTGACTCCAAGCACTAAGAACTAAAGTTTTTGGCGAATGGCCCCAGCGCTGCGCTGCTTCCAGCAAGTTCTTTAATTTCTCTTCAAGTTTTTGCTGGCCACGAATTGAGCCATCAAAACGTTCAAATTCAACTAAACATAAAGGTGATGCAGCGGCTTTATCGAACCAGCCTGAGTCAGAGCGAATATCAGCGCCAAAAGTACCCGGAGCAGGGCACTCCACCATTGCCATAAACGATTGTTCATGGCCAAAGGTGTTCCATACACTACAACCCAAGCTATGAACCAAAACATCCTGGTCCAATAGCTTGCCACTGGTCATAAGTGGGAATGTATCGCGTATCCAGGCGATATCAGGCATTGGCGATTTAGCCATTAAATGAACCCCAAACACGTAATACTTCTGGCGACTCACCGCCGTGTATGAGAGCCTTACTGCCTACCTTAACAAGAAGTGGCGCAGGGATAGAGCGGCCACAAACCAAAGCTTCACCGGTTGATAGGCTTGGCAGCTCGTCCAAGTCTGCTTTGCTAACCATATCGGATGCTTTAGCGATAAAACGCTGATCGTCTGGGTTTTTCAAGCGCATGGTGATCAATGTATTACACTGAGACGTCACATCCGAGTCTAGTTTTGAAGGGCGTTGACTCACAATGCCAAAGCCAACCCCAAATTTACGGCCCTCTCCGGCGATCTTTTTGATAATACGGTGGCTGACAGCGTTGCCACCGGCTGGGGCAAAGTTATGGCCTTCTTCATAGACAATAAAGCAAGGTCGCAGCGGATCTGTTTTGCTAGAAGCGGCTTTTAAAATTTCACTGGATAACAGCGCACAAACAACTTGTTTAGCGGTATCACTCAGACCCTGCAAATCAACAACGACTAAACGCCCCTGCTGGTTACTTGGACGCCCGACCATTTTGTATATATCAGTAGGTTCAGACATCGTTGCACTGTAAAAGCTTTGCGCCTCGTTCAACACGCGCGAGAGCTTCATAGATGCAACGGCAGCGCTTCGGCCAGATAATGCTTTAGCTTCCGCTTCAGACAAGTCATCCCACTCTTTTAGTTCTTCAATGCCATCGCCTAAAAAGTAACGCAAACGGTTGATATCACGCGGTTCAGTCTTATCGACAGAACGCCAATAACGAATCGCTACGTCAAGTACCCGTTGTTGCGGTTCCGTTAAACCTGGCAAAATCTCAGCAATATCATCCATTTCAAAATGGTCGAATTGAAGAGCTAGCGGTGTGTTTTTACTGGCATATTTATGTTTAAACGATTCATGCTGTGGTGAATAGACCTGAATACCCGCGCCCGCAGCTTGAAGCTTTTCAAAGGTTTTTTTAATCAGCGGCAGTGCTTCTTTATCGCGCTTATCCTCGGTCGCATCCAACATACTAGAAAATTGTAGGTTGCCTCCAGCAAGGGCTTTGCCGTATTCACCGTGAGGGTCGAACACAACAACAGTACCATTATTCACAGCAACCAAACGTTCGATAATCCGGCCAACCGTGTACGATTTACCTGAACCTGTCATCGCTAACACAGCCATGTGTTCTGTCACTAGCTTATTGACATCGATGAAGACCGGTACGGTATTTTCCCCTTTGTCGTAACCAACCAAATTTCCGAGGTGTAAGCTGGAGTGCTCATTGAACTCGTAAAAGTCACTTAAAAACTGAAAATCGACGGTTTCAACAGCGGTACCTGGGTTTAATGGACGACGCGGAATTTTAATTTGGCGCGATACAGGGTCTCGATAGCCTACCAGCTCGACCTGCGCAAACATGTTCTCCCCAGTCACGTTAGCGCCTGGCAATAACTCAAGTTCAGTCACACCATCGCCAAAGCCCGCGTTGTACAACATGTTAGTCCGGCTAATCTTAGTTACACGCCCCAATACAGCGACTTGCCCCTCGTCTTTCCGCTCTTGGTGCATAATGCGAACGAATTCACCACGACGCACTGAAAAAGAATCTTGCACCACCATCGTGAGTTGACTGGCATCACCCGTATTGCCAACTAATTTACCCAAAACTTTATAAGCCATTATTTAATCCCTCATCTAAGCCCGCTAACCAGCCAGCCTCAATATCATTGTTCTTAAGTGCACCATGCAAACCTTGGCGATAAAACTTGGCAAACTTAGGTAAAATCCCTAGTTGCTGATATCCGAGTAATTGTGGCAAGGGCATAGCATTACCTTTGTTTTGCATATCAAGCACCATTAAGCGTGATGCCACTAAATCCAAATCAGTGCTCAGCCAATCCGGTTCGTCACCGGCCAACTGCACCATTTTGATTTGGCCACCACGCGCACTGCGAAAGTGAAAGCCAATAAGTCCTTGTTTAGCCTCAACACTGGGTTCTATCCGGTTTTCTTGCTCAGATAATCGAAAAGCAATGGTCCGCGAATAGTTACCCAAAATCCCATTAATAAATCGCAAGTCGCCTACACCAACCAAACTTTCATCCAGTCCGGTAAGGCGTTGCGTCAAGTCACTAGAAAAACCATCTGAGGCCAATATTTGCTTACGCCCTTGCTCGGTACGCAAATCTTGTTTGGCAATACTCACAATCGCGCTAAAACGCTCAGCCAGAATGCTGGCTAATACCACACCGGTTTTATTCCAGGGAAACAGCTTTGAACGATGGGTTTGCCAGAAATCCTCGATCACTTGTTTGGTTTTGTCGTATTCCTGTTTATGTCGAACGTTGCGCTCCAGAGGCGCCATATCTCTTGCTAAAAACAGAGGCGTATCCATTAAAATCAAATCGCAAGGCTCATGGCTTAGCAGTTGTTTCTCCACAAGTTGATAGGCCTGTCGAATTTCAATCAAATCGAGACGCTTACGCTGTGCTTCAAAATCGATATCGTCCAATTCAGAAATAGAATCATTACCTACGGTACTGACCTTGTTATCGTCAATGAGTAAATCGGTTCGTACTGCTGCACTAGCATAGATAAAGCCGCCTAAGGCTTTATCTATGCACGATTTAGTCGCAATACCCGCCACTCGTAAATTTACCACCGTAGGCTTAGGGACGGCCTTAACTAAACCTGCATCACGAAATAGCGGTGCCACTTGCTCAATATCACGGATTTGCTTAAGCAAGCGTCCTGCGCTACCAGGTAAACGAAGCTGGCTATCAATGGCGAGAGATTGCGCTAAGTTCATTGTTTTATGTTCATTCATGTTCATAGCGCTCCTGTATTTAACTGCTCGCTAAGTAGCGACGCGTAAGCCCAGTATTGCGACAATTGAACCGCCGATTTACCGGTTTCAGTCAAATTCGACCCCTTAATAAAGCCGTACTGCTGTAATACTTCGCTACGCTTGTTGATATCAAGGCTATTCAAATCGAACAGTAACTTAACCGTGTCATTGGCAACAATGACATCCAGGCTTATTCCATTGCCAGCGTAGAGCAATAACAAAACAACCAAATCGTATTTGTCAGGTGAATATTCCGCCAACTCAGTTTTTTCTTCAGCAATAGAGTTTGCTACGCCAGCATGATCAATAAACCAACTTAGCCAGCTCACTAAAACCTCGGCATGGTCGAGCAAATTTAAAGACCATAAAGGCAAGGTTGTCACAGCAAACAAACCACTGTTGCTGTGTTTTCGGACATAACGGGTATGCACCACATCACCGGCCATATGCAGTTGGCGTTCTGCACTACCAGCAAACCCAACAATGGCTTGGTTTGTTTCGCTCGAAAGAATCGCTGTTAACCCTGACGCTTGAACGGTTAAAGTAGCGGGACTAATTGTCCAATCCAGTGCTGCCGGTAGCTGTTCTAACGTATCGAGCTGCCCATTTTGGGGATCAATGATTAAAGCAGCACAGCCCGGTTGCATGGCCCATTGGTGCAAATTTTGGCAAGCGTCATTGTCAATCAGCTCTTCTGCTTGCACCATTAGCAGGCCACTGTCAGGCGGAGCGCTTCGCCAATCCGATTCTAGCGCTTCAGCCCCCGCGATTGTTTGTAAAAACCGACCCTTACGATTACTCGCCAATGCCGATGACAGGTAAAAACTCATCGCATTACCCTCACAACCCCGTAGCAAACGTTAAGCGCATTTTTACTATGCCTTTATCGACCAAGCTTTGTTGCTGTTCAGGTGTTAACTCGGGCTCCAGATTTTGACTTAGCGCCTGATAGACCGGCTGCCACTGCGCCAATGTTAACCCAGTACCTTGTAAAATGGCTTCACCTTGGCTTTGCCAATCTGACAGGGTTTTATCACACACCATCACCAGCTCACTTACCCCTAACTTGGCAACGTCGGTTATTGTTAACTCAGCAGGTAGTGGTTGCTGCTGTGAAGCTAACAGTGGCTTTAATACAGGCAACCAGTTATTTACCTGTTGGATGGCGCTACGTTTTACTTGATTTAAGCGTTCTTCAATCTGAAGCAGTTGGCCTTGTATTGGTGCCACTTGCCCACGAGCCGATTTGAGCAATTCTTCCGGCACATCACGTAACCCAGAGAATTGACCATTGCGTAAGCTGGCTTGCATGCTTTGGCGCTTACTTTCGGCGTCGTTTGGTAAATCCGCTATCGCATCGTCAATCAGTTGTAGTTTCATAACCAGCTTGGGTAGCTCAGTAACATCATCAGCGTGTTCATATTCAATAGTGGCACTACTAAGCAGTTGTTGTAACTGCTTTGCTCGCTGGTTTTGCTCGGCTAGGTTATTCACTAACTTCTCAAAGCGCTCTTTGCAATTGCGATAGCTGGCGAGAATGTGACCCTGGATTTCCGCCATTCCCAACTGTTGTTCACTGTGCAGGTTTAACCCCACCTCCAGCGCTAAAGCCGAAAGCTTATCCTGGGCTTTGCCTAAATCGAGTTTGCGCAGGTAATGCAACAAAGTATCACTACCGGCCTGTTGCTCCTTCTGCCCTGTTGCACTGCTTGAATCATCTTTTAATGCGCCGTCCAGTATATGCCCAATGGTGCGAAGCGTGTTGGTATAGAGGCTTTTCGGAAAATGAGTGAGCGTGGAGAAGTCGGCTTCCACGTCCTTAATTAGATCGGCAAGTCGGTTGTTGATACGCTCAGCGCTGCGCTCGACAAATTCAGCGAATAAACAAGCTTGCTCTACACGCTGATAAAGCGAGGTGCCTTTGTCTTCCAAATCCAAAATGTGCGCATCTTTCAGCGTTGGTTTAGTGCTATTCAGCGGTTTGACTTTAGCAACCAAATTCAACACTTCAGCTCGCTTATGAATAAGCCCAGCCAAAATCTGGGCATCACTGGCGTCGTTGATATCTTCGAGCTGCTCTTCTTCTCGCTTAAGTGCGTTATAGAGTGTTTGTGCTTTTTCCAACTGCTCTTTAGCCTCTACTGTGGCATAGCCCAATTGATTTTTGCCCAGCGGTGCAAAGACTTCATTAATGCGGCCATAACCATATACGCGGCTCATCACTTCCACGTTGGCTTTGTAACTGTCCATGCCATTGCCGCTAAACCAGTTCTGTGCTTCAGTGATGGCGTTTTCTAAACGAGAACGTGGGTAACTTTCCCAAATGGCTTGTTTTTCAATTGGATTGGTTAAGGTGAGTAAATTCAGCTCACCACACCACCACATCCAATCATTAAACACGCCTCTGGCGGTAATATTGGTTTCAGCGACATAGGCAAAATAAAACTGTTGCTTAAAGCGCTCAAACTGCCACTTTTGTTGTTTGTTGGGGTGGGCAATGCGGGCTAAAAACAGCGGGATTAGCGCAGTACTGCGCTGCACATTATTCAGCTCGGTAAATAAACCCGCATGTTCATCAGCGGTGTAACCTTTGGCCATATAGCTGCCCGGCACTTTGAGCTTATCTAATAAGCTACTGAGCTCATCGACTGGCACACCATGTTGCTGTTGTAAATCCAGCACACCGTTTAGTTCTGGGTGGGCAATAGCCAGCTGATACCAGCCTTTAAACAATAAGTCGCGATCAATGGGCGATAATTTACCATCTACTTTTAGCGGCCAAGCAATTAAGCCGCGTTGTTGCAAACGCTGGCGCCACTTATGAATTGCATCATTGGCAAAGGTGCTTAGGGCGTGCAGCTTGTTTTTAAACTTGGCGGTGAAGCTTTCGGTACTTAAGGTTACGCCATGTTGCTGGCAGACTTCCACACTTAAACCAATACGCTCTAATTGATCAGCCTCACTGGGGTTGACATAGTGCAGCAGTATGGCATCGCGTAATTCATTACTGTCATCCAAGCGGCTATATTGCTCCATTAAATGAGCAGAGGCGGTCAGTGCCAATACAGGCGTGCGGCCACTTTGGCGGCTATGTTCAGCGGCAAAGATATGTAGCTTATTAAGCTCAGTCAGATTGCTCACCCAAGCAAATAAGGCTTTACCATCTGGGTGTAACTTAAAGCCTTCTAAAGTAAACAGGCCACCTTGACGGCTTTTCGGCTCGGTTAGTATGGCAAGCGGTGCATCGTCGCTACCGGCTTTATTGCTCAACAAGTTTTCATCGTAGCGCCAGTTGTTGTCCAATAAGCGGACAAAACCAGTCACGCGGGTTAGGGCTTTTATGATTGGCTTTTGGCTGCTTTGTTTACCCAGCGCCGCCATCGCCTGTTCGTGGCCATCGCCCATGCTTGGGTCTTTAAAGATCAGCGAGTTCTGTTGTGCACTTCGGTAGCGCAAATCCAAGCGTAATAACATGGCCACGCTCGGGCCAATGTGAGTCGCTTCGCTGGCATCTAGCTCGGCGGTATCGCCGACTAACTTATGCCATAGGGCATCGGCGGCAAATTCAATGGCTGGGTGGTCGTACAATAAACTCAGTAAGTATTTAAACTCACCTTTGGATAACGGCAACAACACGGCACCTTTATCACCACTGGCAGTCTGCTCTTTAATCGAGAACGTACGCAGGTTATCCAGCAAGGTATCTAAACTGAGCGCTTGGTCTACCGCGGGGTAATACCATTCGTCTTTGTCGCGGCGGAATTTGGCTTGCTCTAAGGCTTGGCGACACTGTAAGCGGTCGATGGTGAGCTTACGGTAGTGTGCCGCAATCGGCTCCTGGTCTTCGTTTTTAAGTTTTAGTAATTCAGTGGCTTGGTTTACTTCTGCCAAACGCACAGGTAACTGGCCATATAGCAAACTGCGACACTGACTTAACAATGCTTGGTCGCGGGTTTGAATGCCTTCAATGGCGCCTTTATCCAATACGTGCTTGGCTACACGGCCAGAGCCTGCCAACACAGCTTCAAACAAATTGCCCACATCATCGAGACTGCGGCCCGCCTGCTGATATTGGCTTAACACTGCATCGACATTGGACATCACCACGTTAAACCAACCGAAGTTAGCACCACTCATGGCGTAGGCCGCTTCAACCAAGCCGGCTGGGTAATCAAAGGCCAGTTTGCCTTCTTTTAGTAGACTAGCCACGTAGTCGGATACATCGGCAAAGGCGTTATGTTCCAGCTCGACCAATTCAAAACGGCGCGCCACCGACTGAATCTCGCGCAATTGCTGGCCCAACAGTGGCGAGCACAGCGCCACATAGCGTAACCAAGGCAGTTTACGACGCGGATCTTCTTCTTTAATGGCTTTACCTATCAAGCGAATGGCCTGGCCATCGAGGCGTTTATCTTGCTCGTCTTCTAAACCAAAGGTGGCCGCTTCGGCCACGGTTTCTAACTCATCCAGCACCACCAACACATACTGCACACCAAAGCGTTTGAGTACCTCGTAGGCGGCTTGTACCAATTCCACCACCAGGGTTTGATCGGTGTAGAGGTCTTCTTCGCTGTGGTTCTTATCCAGCTGCAGTGCTTCTGCCAATAGTGCAGCAGTAAAGCCAAACGGCATTAGGCGTTCGTAGGCTTGTTTGGCGATCTCACTTTGAATTGAGCCATCAAAGGATTGGGTCGCCAGTGGCAATAACGCCTGATACAAACCAAACGCAAACCAGTTATCGGAGTTTTGATAGTCTGATGCGACCTGCGAATAACGAATATACAAAGCCAAATACTTGTCTTGCGCTTCGCTATTAAACAACTGTTGATTGTGCAATTGGCCTTGCTCGTCACGTACAAACCACCCTTTGGAGCAATCGTTAATTTGCGCCACCAGCTCATGCCCTAAACGAGATTTACCACGCCCCCACTCAGCCTCTACGGCAAATACATGGGCAAAGCGATCATCATCATGGTCAACCGTGTGTAAAAAGGTTTGAAAGCGCTTAAAAAAACGGCTTTGACCAACCAATGGATCACGCGGTGGATAGTCCGACACACCCGTCGCTGCCCAGCGATGTTGCTTGGCTAGCTTTTCGACGACGACATCATCTAATTCAAAACTCATCACGAAAATCCTTTAACTGTTTATTCTGTTAGCCGAGTTGGCACTTTTTTATTGGCATAGCTGGTTTGCGCCAGTTGCTTAATCGCCTGTTGTAAATGTTGGCTTTTATAACCAAACAGCGGCGCTAGCGGCAGGCTGTAACAGGCATCGCTAAAATCGGGGTGAATACGGTAATGACCAGGTTCGCCTCGGCCTGCATCTAAAAACTGCCAGATTTTTTTGGCCAGTAAATTACCGATCACCGGACTAAGCCCACGGTTTAATTGTTGGATACCTTCTGAGCTATCAGTGAGTGCTGGGTACAGGGCAATATTAAGTTCACCTAACAACGATAGTAAAAACTCGGCCATGCCGCCCAGGCTGACTTCATCACCATCAATGCCTTGTACCGCCACGTTCACTTGAGCTGGGGAAAAGGCATTTTGTCCGGCGGGCAGCGTCAGCAATAGACCGCCGCGCTGCTCGGCGGCCCATGCATCTTGCACAAAACTCACTAGGCTTAATAAAAACCACCAAGGCTGGTGGGCGAAGCGCTCAATAAGCTTCGCTCCATCATTGACAGGACGAGACACCAACAGCCAATCGTCATTGGGTTTAAGCGGCTGATTAAGACAGTATTCGCTAAGCAAAGCGTCCGGTAGAACCAGCAAACGACCTTGGCACCAGTTGTGAGCGAGTTGTTTTGCGCTAATATCGACCGGTTGGATAGGCGTTAAGGCTTCGGTTTGCTCGCTCAAAGCGTGCAGCGTAAAACAGGCACGCAATATGCGGCATAAAGCCGGTATAGCGGCGTTGTCGTTTAGGCTGTGGCCGAGTAAGTCTCGCTCTAATTGCGCCAAGGGGCCTGCCACAATTTGTGGCGTAGCCCCGGTAGTAGCACTTGTGTTTTCCAACTGCGCTAACACCCAATCACTGGCATTGCCCAATTGTTGAATAAGTTTAACCAACACCTGCGGGTCACTCATGGCTCCGGCTTCACGGCAGCGGGCAGCGGCTAAGTTAAGCCAATGTGTGCGCACCTCTGGGTTTAAACCCAGAAGTGCTAATTGCCATTCACCGAGTTGGCTGAGTTGGTTATAAGCGTCCAGCAAAGGGGCGCTTAGGCAATAGGCGTTGCTCTCTCCCTTTACATCACCATCTGTATCGCCAGCCACAATCGGCTGCAACAGCTTTTCTAGCGCAGGAATGGCTGCCAATAACGCTGCGGCTTTATCGGCTGATAACCCGCCACAGGACCAAAGCTGGCTTAGTAACTGGCAACCGCTTTGGGCGATGTCGTGGGATAACAGGTTACTGACCTGCGCGTTACTATCCATGTTGGTCGCCACCATAGCTACTCCTCAGCCTCGGCTTGCGCTGCGCTTTCCAACAAGCGATACAGCTCATCGATATCGCTAAACAGCGGTGTCGCACCGTCAATGGCATAACCTGCATTACTAAGCTTGCTTAAAATCGCTTGGTCAAAGCTATTGTCGCCATCTTCCAAGGCTTGTTGAGCTTGGATGAGTTGCTGTTCGGTGAGTTGGCCTTCGATAAGGGCTTCGACTAGGGTTTTGGCTGCTTGAGTTAAGAATTTGGCGTAACGATAAGCTAATCGTGCATTGAGCAAATCATCTGCGAGTTCGTTCTCTAATCTCTCGTCCAATCGAGGTATGAATACACGGCCAATATCTGAAAGGGACGTATGTTCTACCGTCGTTTTAACCGCCCACTGGTTAAGTTGCATTTGTCCTTCAGGGCGATTTAACCAATGCGTTAAAAGCTCACCCCGAATCTTCTGCGGAACTAGCATCGCCACTCGCTGATTCACCAACATAGGTAACTCATCCGCGACAAAAAACTGTGAACGGAAAATACCGTCCATACCTACGACGACCATTTTTTCCTTCGCTTGATACTTGCTCGCATCTTGGTAGACATCTTTACTAACGCCAGTATCTAAACCAATAAAATCATCGAAACCAATATTGCGAATACGAACCAACGGGATACCCGCATTTTCCAAAAAGTCTTTACTAGATACAGGACAACCTGACGCTAATCTAACCACAGAGCTAATGCTGTCATGAGGTAGCTTTTCAATTTCACTTACCAAGTGTAAGAAGTGACTCCGATAAGGACGAGGGTCAAGTCGGTCCTCCATTGTTTGTGCACTAACTCGGTTTAGTAATTGTGGAGGTTCGTTTATAGGCAAATTTAAGCCGTTAAGTTTTTCATCAACTGATGCGAGCAACCCCTTTGCCCAAGTGCGTAGTTGCTCGGCTTGGCGAACTTTATCCCCGATGTATTTTTGGGCTACATCAGCAACATAAAAAATCGGCAGCTCACGAATTCTAGCCATATTGACAGTAGGTTGTGCTGATATCGTTTTCTCTCTATCCAATAGCGCCTGACCATGAAGTGAATTCAAGTATGTCGCAACAAAATAGGGATCAACATTTTTAGGTGATAGCTTACAAACGTTGGGCCCAAGATGTATTGGGCAATCAGAGGCTTTGATAACCGCAGCTCGTCTATAGTGCCCGGTGTATGAGAGCGCTACATCACCAGCTTTCAGCTGTGATCTTGATAGCGTTTGATGCGTTTTTTCTGAAATAAATGTTGTCGATGCTAGATCAATCTCATTTTCACGAACGTTTTGACTCATGATGCATGGTATTTCTTTCGAATCCGCTTCGGCCTTAGAAAAATGCTCCGAGAATTCGAATCCAGACAACTTGGTTACATCCGCCAACTCATTCAACTTAAAGTGTTTATTTTTAATTACTTTATTTAACTGGTCTAAATGCGAAGTATGGTAGTAACCAGCGTCAATTCTATCGGAAAGCGATGTCTCTCGAATTACCGTTACGCTAGGCAGTCTTGATAACTCCTTAAATAAAAACATCACTCACCCCGCTTATAAGCCGAGACAATCTTATCCAGATCGTTCGCCACGCCGGCGTTATAGTCTTCGATATTGTTTTTCACCACATAACCCAGGGTTTCAGCGACCGCCATAAACACCTCGGTTTGTGGCTCGGGTAAAAACTGCTCGGGTTGGTTTGGGTTGGCGTGGCGTTTTTGCAGATACAAAATCGAGGTTTTTGCGCCTGTACCAGAGAGTTTAAAGCAATCGCTGGGAAGTGAGATCACCGCTTTGACGATGGCTTTGCCGCCGACAAACTCACCTGTTTGTTCATCTTTTTTGCCCATAATGTACTCGCGCACATAACGATCGCCGGAGTTACATAAAATACCATCGGGTAAGACAATCATTAAACGGCCACCCGGCTTAAGCAGTTGTAGGCAGCGGTCGATAAACAGCACCGCAGGGTCAATCGTTGCACCCACGGGTTGCCAGTTACCTTTGCTGTCGGGTTTGCTGCCAAGGGCTAAGCCTTCTGTGCTCGGTTGCATACTGTAAAAGGGTTTTTTATCGGTACCGCCGGTACGGCGTAAATCGGTGCGGTAACCGGCCCATTTCGGGTTGCCGTTTTCATCCAGCTCTAGATCGCCGGTATCTTGCCACTTCATTTTTAGGTGGTCGTAATAGGCGTTGTAGCTATCGACGACTTTTTCCGCTGGGCGAAAGCCACCGAGCACTTGCTCCATATTGGCTTCGTAGTTCTTTTTCGATTCTTGGCCTTTTTTATCTTTAACAAACTTGGGGGTACCAAAGGGTGGGTTAGTACAGATCAGATCAAAGCTGTTGGGCTTGAGCGCTTGAGTGGTCAGAGAGTTATCGGTATAGAAAATTTGCGCTTTGGGTGCGTTTTGCAGCGCCATATTCACGCGGGCCAACATCACCATGCGTGGCGCGGCGTCAGCACCGGTAAAGGCACTTTCGCGTAGTTTCTGTTTTAGCTGTTCTTTTTTATCGTCAGCCAGTACCAGTTTAAAGTCGATCCATTTATCAATTTGGCTGAGGGCCACCGAGCCAAAACCAAAGGAGCCACAAGTTGGGTCACAAAAACGGAAATCACCATTGGCCAAGCGCGAGCGCATGTCATCGTCATCGTCAATGTCGTGCATGGCGATTTCGAGCATGGCCTGTTTTACTGGGTTGGGTGTAAGGTACACGCCAAGGCCGCCTTTGGATTCGAAGTTAGCGCGCAGAAATACATCGAACACCCGGCCCAATAAATCGCCAGAGACATCGCCCAATGTGCCTTGCTCTTTAAGGGTTTTACCATCGTTGGTTTTAACTGGCCCGAGGTTTTGCATGGCTTCAAGCAAATCCTGATAGTTTTTCGACACCGATAAACGCAGGTGTGATTCGGGCGGGAAGATGGCGTTGCGCGAGCCATCGTCGGAGATCACCACATAGTCTTCGTGGTTCTTAAACTCTTCAAAGGCGGCTTTGATTTGTGCAACCGCTTTATCGCCGTGTTTTTCCACGTATTGCCAATGGAACACATCACGAAAGCGCAGGGTATTCCCTTCTGCGTCTTTAAAGGTGAGGTTTTCATCATGATGCACGCGGAAGCTTTCCAAAAACAGCAGCTTGGCCACTTCTTCGATAATGTCGTTTTTGTCGTTCACCTTATCTTTGGTGACGCGATAGACGTTTTCATGAAACGCATCGAAACGCTGCATGAGGCGGGTATACACCCGCATGGACCAACGGAAGGTTGGGTCGCGCTCTAAGCGATCAAAACTGCGTAACTCTTCAAGGCTTGGTAGGCTATCAACACCGTGGGTACCGTCGGAGCCATCGGCACCAAACAAGGCTAAAATACGCTGGTTGCTGCCATCGGCCACCACTGCAAATACAGGCCAATCACCTTCAATGTCACTTAACAACTGATAGGCTAAATCATCAAATTTGGCAGTATCGGCGGCGTATTCCCAATGACCTTCAGCCAATGCTACAAGCATAACTGGGGGTGTTAAATTACCTTCTACCAAGCCCTGAATTAAGCCTGCTTTGGCGAACTCATGCTCAGGCAGCATTACTAATGGATGAGTAAATTCAGTGTGCTGATTCAGTAACTTATCAAACAGCGCTGAGAGCTGCTGCTGAGAGTCTTGTTTTTTCGCTTCTTTTGCCATGATGTTTTCTTACTTCTTAAATTTTGCAAATATGTTGCCGGTTATTAATCAATCAAAACCTAATCTACTAGCACTATTAATGGGCCTTTAATGTCTAACTGTGCATGTTGCTGTGCCAGTTTGCGTATATACTGTTCACTGGTGGTAATCCCTGCCGGGAGTTTTTTCAACACCTGCGCTAAGGGCATTCGCCCACCAGCTTGCTGTAGTAGCGATAACAAATGCCCTGCAATGTCAGGTATTACCTGATCTTTAGAACTTTGCTCTTTTTGCTCGTTTTTCAAAGACAATGAGGATAGCCATAGTGCCACTTGAGTTTGGCTAAAGCCGAGTGATTGCCACAGAGTATTGTGCTCACTAAATACAATGGCAGCGTTTTTAGGGGTTGCTTTGAGCTGAGTGATTAAATGCTCTAGGCTAAGTTGATAGGTTTCTTGGATCATCTCATCCACCAATACTCGGTACCAAATCACTTATGCAATCTGATTTTGGCCCTGTGGTGCGCTCCAATATGTCACCAATGCTGCAATCGAATAAATCACATAACTTTTCTAACGCATCAAGGTCCACCTTCTGTGCTGTCTCTTTATAGAGCAAGGTCACAGTAGCGCGGCTAAGCCCTGTTTCTCGGGCGACATCGGCAATTCGCATCTTATGTTCACCCATCATGCGGGCAAGATGACAGCGGATCATAGCTGTACCTCCAGCACTTTCTTTTATGAATAACAAAGGAACATACCATGATTTTTCATGTTTTCGTGGTATTTTGCGAGTTAAACTTGAATTATGTAGAGAAAATTCTAATAAATACTTTTAATGCTCGGTAAATGACTCAGAATTAGGCACAATCTGCGCGATTACTTGTAGCTCCATTAAAACTGGGCATGTGCTCCGTTGATAATGAGTGCTCAGGAGTCTCTGCAAGGTAGCGGACATTGCTCGCTAGGTGGATTCGATTTGTACCTGAAGAGATTCGTGTATATAAGGATTAAGGACAGCATTTCTACAAAAAAATAAGGGAGCCGAAGCTCCCATTTTTATTTGCGACTTTGCAACTTAGACTCAATCCATTGATTGACTTCCCAAGCTGACCAGCCAATACGTGATTCACTTAAACGTATAGGTCGAGGAAATGTAGGATCATAGTATTTTGATTTCTCATTGATCATTTCATAAATCTTAGCTCGACTAATACTCGTAAATTCAATGACTTCTTTAATACTAATAATTTGGTTCATCTGAAAAGTCTGACCTGTGATCGCATTCATGATGTTTCCTCCTATCTCATAATGACGAGCAATTCGCTCACGAAATACAGCAATCCAGTAAGGATTTACTTAATCCAACTCAATTCACCGCCCTTACGCTCTGCTGCAAACCTTTCTGAATTTCCTGTACATGCGTTACGTCATGAGTTTCTTCATGTGGCTGCTGTTTGGATTCATCAATGTAAAACTCCTCCAGCACATCCATACCCTCCTCACTGTTCAGTTCAAATCTGGCATTCTCAAAGCCTTTTCGGGCAATGAAATCTAGTGCTTCCTGATAGAATCCGGCGGCTTTGCTCTGCTCATCCATCTGCCGTGCCGAGTGGATTGCATCCTGCAAGTTCACTCCATCACGCAAAGTCAGATCGACGTAATACACTGGGGTGCGATAACTCTGTGTGGTGCTTTTTCCACGTAAGGTCAGTTGCAATGGCAGACAAGACAACAATCCTCCCGATGCCGCATGGTAGTAAGCCAAGCGTGCCGCCAGCGTCCGGATACTGTTAAAGCCCGTGGTACGGAAGATAAAGCTGCCAAGTTCATCCGATTCATCCAGATTGACATGCAAACGCCCAAATGGTTTACATGCCCCACCCTGCGCTAAAGGACATAAATCTGGTGATGGACAGGGATGCTGCTCTACTCCTTGTGAGATACTGCGCTGACAGCTCTGGCCGTTACCGACACAGATCGGGCGTCCAGTCTGACGGTCAAACAGGGTGTACTCCGCTCGTAAATTCAGTTCGGGATCGTTAAAAATCATACGCACGGGAATGCTGCGCAGTTTCTGGCTCATTGTCTGTTGACGTAGCTGTTCATCCAACGGGTGTTTCACCCAGCCATCTTTGCTTTGGATCTGACTGGTGATGGTGAATTGGTCATCTTTTTCCGGCAGTCGTTTGCCGTTCTTTTCAATGACACGGCCAATGCTGATACGTCCGAGTACGGGTGGGGTAATGGCTAAACCTTTAATCATGAGATATTCCTCTTATAAATCGTTCTGTTTGGTACGGTGTGGTGTGTTTGCTTTCAACTTCTGCTTTGCCCATAAAAAAATCCCACGCCGTTATCGGGCATGGGATCTGTTGAGATATGTGTGTGATGGCATGGCATTTGAGTTTTATTGGTGGAGAGTTAAAGCGGGTGCTGTATGACTTAGGCTAAGTCTGGGTAATCCTCCTATCAGCTTAACTATCGCTGTAGATCTGAAAACGCCGTGTCCCTGCTCTGGTCATGGAAAATTGTTCCAGCAATTCCGGATGTAGTTTCAACAAAGCTTTGCTGTCCAGACTGACCGAATCCTTGGCTTTCTTCCAGGTCACTGAACCTGTGGCGAAAGTGGCACGCTCTGCATCTTTCATCAAGGCCTGAATCTGATGTTTCAGTTCATCAAAATTGTTCTGGTGTTGCTCAATCCGGTTTTTCTCCTCAATCAATTGATCGAATAACTGATTGGCCGATTGCAGTTGACTGAGATCGGTCACGCTGAGTGGCGTCTGTTCCGGATACAGCTGTTGTAAGGCTTGAGCAGCAGATTCACTCGCATCGACTGCGGGTGGAATGTCTTTCTCCACACAAGCCCAAAAAGTACGTTCAGCATGGATGATCTGTTCAATCAGTTGTTCATTCCGCGTCACTTTATAGATTTTAGTTTCATGTCCACAGAGTAAAACGCAGATATGTGCCGCCTGTTTTCCGGTAACGGCCAACTGATGCTGTACCTGACAGAGTACATATAACGGTACGCCATCACGCCATAGCTTGGCACCATATTCCCCAGCAGTTTTACATTCCAGAATCTGCACCTCATCACTACCCACCACGGCATAGTCCAAATTGGCCAACATAAAGGCTTTGTCTGGATCAGGATGCTGTAATACTGCATTGACCCGTCTAACCTTATTATTAGTCTGCATGCTATAAAATTCTGCAACAAGGGGTTCCAGCTGCTTACCCCAATATAAAGGGGCATGCCCTGAGCTTTCATCCTGAATGTTTTGCTGTATCCGACCAGTTTTGATCATCCATAGTTCCAGCATCGACATATACGGGTTGAGACCACAGGCAGTCGTGGCATCGCTACTGCCAATGCCCTGCTTGCGCACTTCCAGCCATTGCTGATAGTTCAGTTCTTTGGTGTTGGCTAGACGTTTAGCTGTATTAGAACGCAGTGGTTTAGTCAGTTGAGATACGGGTGGTAATGGTGGTTGTGCTGGAAAGGTTAATGGCTGAGATGGGCTGTGTGATGTTGCTATGCTATTCATGGTCAATCTCCAGATAGGTTGAATGCTGATTTTTGCGCATAAAAAAGCCACACCCCGCAGGATGTGGCTTTAATAAAGTGGTCGGGTTATTCGGGTTGCGGTGATTAAAAGGGTTACTGGATAAAAGGACTTCATGCAACCAAACGTAAGGCTTGTTCCAGTCCACGCTGTTTCAGTCCTGCTCCGGCACCAAACCAAGCTGAATCGAGCCGGTGATCAGTACTCATGGCACGACGTTCATGATCGGCAAACTCGGTCATGGCACAGAGCAAGCCATAAGCGGTGCCTTTGGCTGAAGAGAGTTCTGCACCCCGTCCCTGACCATTGAACATGTCCATAACTTTGCTCATGGCTCGGCCATTCGGTTCAGTTTTGTTGCTGGCCTGATTTTGACTGGCCATGTTACGGTAGAACTGGATGATATTTTCTTCCTGATCCTGTACTGACATCGTGGTATTGTTAAACACGGCATCGAAGAATGCAGCAGCTTCACCTTGGGTCACTTTACGCTGACTCAGCTGTTTCATTTCATACATGTGTTCATCCCAAGCACGCACGCAAATGCCCAGTTGCTGCTTGACTTTTTCGGCATCGAATTTGGTGCTATGCGGAACCTTGACCACACCAGCACTACTGCTCTGTCCACGTAAGGCAATTGCCAAAGTGTTGTTACACACCACACGGATTGAAGTGAATTGTGCTGTAGTCGCAAGTGTTCCATCACAAGCGGTTGCCAGCAAAATATAGCCATTACTGACATCCTTGCCTTTCAATGCTGTACTTTGTCCGGTACGTGCCAATGCCCAGAACTTCTTGCCGCCTTTAAGTACCCCGGCAGTTTCCAGCTCAAAGCCGGATTGCTCAGTGAGATCCCGATAAAATTCCAGAATCTCTTTCGGCTGGACTTCCTGATAGCGTTGACTCACTACAGATAAAGGTGCATGGGTATCGGAACGGTACAGTACCCGCTGTTCTTCATAGGGCAGAATGATGCTTTGTCCACGGTCGTTTTTAGCCATATAGCTGACATCTGAAGATTCAATGCGCCAGTCCATACCGGCTTGCTGTGCCCAAACTTCAAGTGGTTGATTCTGACTGAGTTGATTACCCAAGCCATGCCAGGGGGTATCACCAACATAGGCCATTTGTTCAATTTTATGTGCCATGATTTTAACTCCTATAAAAAGTTAAATGTCTGTAAAGGTATAAAAGCTTAATTACGCATGCTTGGACTAAAATCACGGTCACAGTCATTGCAGTAATAATGTCGGGTATAAACAGGATGTGAGCTTTTTGGGACTTCATCCTCGGTCATCAGCATCCAAATACCACCGATCAGGACACCTACTAAGGCACCTGCAATCGGGGGGATGTTTAAACTTTTAGAAACACTGATGCCTAAGGTCGCTAGTGCCAGAGGTGACATCACATTGTTTTGCGCTGAAGGTGAATGACTGTTAATGACTAAATGTTGTGGAGATTCAAGCAGTACCGTGTCTCGGGACTGACAATAAGGACATACCAAACTCATCTGACTAATTCCTGTAATAAAAAAATGAGTGAAATAAAAAAAGCCTGCTTTGGGGGAAAGCAGGCAAAATGTGAATCAGGTTATTGCATCAGCCTGTTTAAAGGAGCCATATGCTTCTCATTTAAATGATATGTATCTGTATTTTTTTAGAATTCGACTTTAAAAGCTGCTTTTATATTAATTTTAACGGCTTGATTCCCAGATCAATTGACCTGATTTTTATCAGCGATTATGATGCAAGGGCTGGCCTACATTGCCAGTCGGTTTTGACAGACCGTTTCCTAAGAACATTAAAAGTTTCTGACTTTTAGTGCGTAATCTCGTGCACCCCTCTGCGGCGGAACGGGAGGGGGACACCTTCGGGTGTGCTGATTCTTAGGTTCAGTCTGTCAACCCCCTTTCGTTCTGCCACCATAATCAATTGACAGTGATTCGGTAGAACTTCTTAGTACCTAAGGAGTCAATCATGACGCTATTCAATTTGTGCGCTTCCCCTGCACTTTCTTCGCCTCTCAGGCATTTCATTCCCATTCATTTATCACACGCTTTCGCTATGTCCTGATTGATTCAAGGCATCAATTAACTACTGCATCCATTTTGGTCAGTGGTGTTTTGTGCTGGATAAAAATCATGAAATTCATCGCACAGCTAATTTGGCTTGTACTTATTGTGCTCAGTAGCAACATGGCTAGAACCTGTGACAGCCAAGTAGAAGGTATTTGAAATTACAGTCAATTTCATATGCAAGCCTAAGAATTTTAAAAATATTGGATGGGGAAATAATAGGATGAAATACGTTTCAATTGCGCTGCTCACCAGCCTTGCGTTGGTCGGCTGCTCAAAACCACAACAAAATGATGTACAGAAAGAAGAACTATCTCAAAAGATTGAAAAAATGTCATTGAATGATGATGCCCCTGCACAGGCTGTTTCTTCTCCTTTGATTATCGCTCGAAATAAAATTACACCTCCGCTCACCAAAACAGGTGAAAGCTTTCAGGAATTAATCAAAGATGAGGGATATTTTTCTTTTTATCCGCCGTATAAAACCATCTCTGGATTACAGATGTTTGCTGAAAATGACGATGTTGCAGAGTATTGTGCAAATTGCGTGCATTTCCAGTCCGTTCTCAATGATTTAAGAAATGTGTTGGCTTTAAAAAACAATCAAGTTTTAGTGATCGGACATACAGGCCAACAGTTTCCAGCATTCACTTTTGCTTTAGGTGATGACTACTCTTTGCGTGCAGCTCATGATACTGCCATCAATTATATAAGATCGACGATGCAGGTGACTCCACCGCAAAAAGATCAATTTGAAAGTACAGCACAATATCAACAACGCATTCAGACACTTCAAAAAGAACTGGATACTAAAAATACCCATCTAAATTATGACTTGAAGCTTTTAGAACTCAGTTTAAATGCGACTTCTTCGCAAAGTCAGTTCATGCCAAGCAGCTATACACCGAATGATCGACCAAAGGGTCCGATTGATAATTTTGTTTACTACGATGCTGACTCGAAACAATTACATTTTGAAAATATGAATTTCGCATCTGATCTTATTGTGAATTTCACTGCCCCATCCACGCCAGAGTTAGCACAAAATATTATTACGGCTGGTGGACAAAAGTATGTCGGTTATATTTTTAACTTCAATAATCATAAATTGGAATTAGATAGTTTAGTCATTTATCAAACCAACAATACGCAAGCTGATTCAGCAAATGAACCGATCGCAATCCTTGAACCGACTACCATGTCCTTTCAACGCAAACATTTCAATGGCATAAAAAATGCCCGATTAAAGAAATTTGATGTGCCACTGAAAAAGCCAATTCCTTTTGATTTTAGTTTGGATAACTACACGCCGATCGAGAAGGTGTTTAAAAAGATCGATGAGTAA